CGAAGTAGTGATGGGCAGCGCGAAGACCTACGAAGACGACGCGGCAAAGACGCAGCGCGTGCTCGACTTGCTCGCGGCAAAGATCGTCGACGAGGCAGACGCGCGCGTGATGCTGGGCCTCTCGGGCTCGCGCGAGGAAGCGCAGGCCTACCTCGCCGAACGCCAGCAGGCAGCGCCAGCGGTGGCGCGCCTCGGCGGTACCATCGCCGGCCCGTCGCCGTTCACGCAGCGCGAGACGTCTCCGTCGTCGACGCCGACGGGTGAGGAGTGAGCGGAGCCGACGCAGCCGGCCCGGTCGCGGATAGCGCGATCGAAGACCTGCGCGCCGTGCGGGACGCGCTGCAACGTGACTTGCTGCGCATCATGCTACAGCTCGACACGAACCCGGGGGAAGACTCGCTTGTCAGACGCCAAGGACAGACCGCCGTCGCCGTGTACCGCCAAGTCGACCAGCGGCTCCTCGCCCTCGGTGATGATGTTGCGCGCATTGCGGGCACGCGTGCTGTGGAGGCGGTTGCGAGCGTCCTCGGTGCGCCGCCTGCGTCGCTTCCTCTCGACGTCCGACAGGAGCTAGACCAGATCGTGAACGGGCAAATCGGCGACGTCGTCGCCGTTTTCCGCGCTGCGAACGACGAAATCCGGCAAGCCGTCGCACGCGGCATCACGACCGGCGGCAGCCTTGCGGACCTGGTGTCCGAAGTCGCGGCGCGCATGGACACGTCGTTCAAGCGCGCGCAATTCGCGGTGGACGCTGCGGTGATGGCCGTTGGCCGTCGCGCCGTCGTGTCCGTCGCCCTTGACGCCGAGGACGGCGGCGAGCGGATGGTGTTTGTCTACGTCGGCCCGCGCGACCAAAAGAACCGCCCCTTCTGTCGGCAATGGGTGGGCAAGGCAGCGACCGACCCCCGCACCCTCGACAACGGGCAGGGCTTGCCCGTGGAGAACTACTGCGGCGGCTACAATTGCCGCCATTCGTGGGCGCCTACGCCGATTCCGCTCGCAATCGAGAACGGGTATCGCATCTTCGACACCTCGGGCGGGCGTGACGACGTCGACGTGACCAACTCCTTCCGCGCCGCTACGCTTGAAGCACAGAACATCGTCGAGGGGTGACGCATGGGAATCACGGTCAAGCGACGCGGCGGCTTCGGCGGTGGGCCTCCGCGCTTCAACCCCGAAGCGGTGGCGCGCGAGATCAAGAAGTTTGCGCCGGGCGCAATCATCGAGCGCGTCGGCCGCGGCGTCGACATCAACGGGCAGCCGTTCGCGCCCTACTCCCGGCGCTATCGCAACTTCTTGAAGCGCGGCGGTGAGGACCAGAAGATCGACCTTCGCCTGAGCGGCGGATTGATGAACAGCGTGAAAGCGCGGGACGCGATTCTGCGCCCCGACTCCGTCGAGGTCACGATCGCGCCCGACACGGGCACGTCGCCGGTGTGGCGCCCCGTGACGACAGGCAGCGAGATACGCAGGGGCAACGCAGCGCGCGGGCGCGGTCTATTCGGCGTCGTGGGCGGATACTCCGGCCCGCTTCGTCGAGGAGACGAGAAGCGCCTCGCGCAGCGCCTCGCAAAGACGGGGACGATGCAGCGCACGGGCAAGCAAAGCCCGCCGCATAACGTCGTGGGCTATTGGCTCCACTACGGCACGCCGACGATGAGGGCTCGCCCGTGGATGGGCCTTGACCCGAAGCAACGCGCCTACCTCTTCCAGATGATCGCGCGCGTGATGTGGCGCTGAGCGTTGCGCTTACATAACAAGTCAAGTAGGATCGAACCCATGACGACCAACCCCGCCCCCGAGGGCGCGCCTTCCTCCCCCGCCGCTGCCGATGCAGCGAACAACGCCGCGCCTGCCGAGCAGGTAGAAGACCTTGCCGCCCTGCGCGCTGCTGCTGCTGAGCTTGCCGCGCTGAAGGCCGAGGGCGCCGCCGCGCGCAAGGCCGATAGGGATGCACGCAAGCGCGCGCAGGAAGAGGCGGAGAAGGCCGGCGAACTTGCCAAGGCCCTCGACGCGGCGAAGTCGCGTCTTGCGGAGCTTGAAGGGCTTGAGCCCCTCGCCCATCGCTGGCGCGCGCACGAAGAGGCGGAGAGCAAGCGCCTCGACGCCGAGGCTGCTGCGCTGCCTGAGGCGGTCAAGGCGCTCTATGCCGACGCCGCCTCGGTCGAGGCGAAGGCGAAGATTCTTGCGGCGTTCAAGGCCGCACCTGGTGCGCCTGCGCCGAAGGCAGTAGGGCAGGCTCCCGCGCTCGGTGCTCCCGCTGCGGTGAGCGCGCCCGACGTCGAAGCGGCGCTGAAAGACCCGAGCGGCAAGGCCCTCGCCGAATTGAAGGCGCGCAATCCTAGCGCCGTGTCGTCGTTCTTCGCTGGCCTGCTCGGAAAGGGCAGCGGCAGCAACTCCCTTGGGGTCGGGCGATTCGCTGCCCGCCCGACCAAGGCGCCTAACGCATAGCGCGCCACCGGGCGCTTGAGGTTCCGCAATGGCTCAGACTACGTCCACCACCGTCGCAAACTGGCTTCTTACCGAGGTCATGTCGCAGATCGCGCTTGACCCGCTCCGGGGCAAGTACGTCCTTCTGCCATTCCTGAACATGGCCGACATCTCGGGCCGTGCGACGAAGAACCGCAAGATCCGCAAGAAGACCGCGATCGCTGCGGCCGTCGACGACAGCGAAGGCGGTGACTTCGCCGCGTCGCCGGGCGCCGTCGCCCTTGGCGTTGCGAGCAACATCACGATCACGCCGACCACGAAGGTGCAGGGCGTCGAACTCACGACCGACGCGATCGAGCTTGCCCTGCCGGGCGTGCCGCGTTCGCAGGTTGTGGCCGCGATTCAGTCGGGCAACCCCGCCGCGCTCCCGCTTGTGCGTGATGCGATGACGGAGATTCTCGAAGCGCACTACCTGCGCGCCGAGACCGACGCGCTGGCGCTCTTCTCGGGCCTCTCCGAGTCGGCGTCGTCCTCGGGCAGCAATCCGACCGCCGCGCCGCTGTCGTTCGCCGTGCTGCTTGACGCGATGCTGAAGCTGCTCGACAACAACCCGGCGAGCGAGGACATGGTCTTCGTGCTCGACGAGGTTGGTATCGCCGACCTGCGCGCCCTCGCGGCGGGTGGCTCGGGCGCTGCGCTGTCGTCGATCTTCACCGGCAACGGTGCGGCCGACCTGGCGTTCTTCAACCACCGCCCCGACGTGTCGCGCAACGGCTTCCGCGGTTCGTTCGCCGGTATCCCGATCTACGCCGGCAACAAGGCTGTGATGGCCACCGCCAACACGGGCGCCGCCGACCGCGTCGGTGCCCTGATCGTCGCCGGCCGTGGCGAGACGGGCGCGCCTGGCAGCGTGCGTGGCTTCGCCGAGATGACGGAGCGCTACGAGCCGTCGCTTGGCTTCCAGTACGACCTGAGCACCGATTCGCTCCTCGCGGTCGGTCGCTGGTGCTGGGCTGTCGGCGAGCACACCGACGAGCACGGCGTGAAGATCATCTACGACAAGACCTGAGGTCTAGTCCGATGAGAGAGGGGCCGCATTCGGCGGCCCCTCTCTTCTTTCCCTCGACGAGAGGCGTGACAGTGAAGAGAACGATCAAGCTCATCTCAATCAAGGACGCCAACGTTGTCGACTTCGTCGACGGCGGCGTGGACCGCGAAGGCGAGCCCACCTCGCAGCGGCAGGCGCTCACGCGCATCCTTGGCAAGCGTGTCCCCGCCGTTGTCGACGGGAAAGAGCACGTCCTGCCCGTGTTCCTCATCTCCGAGGTCGGAGAGTGGCGCCTCGCTGCGTCGGAGCGTCTGCCGAACGGCGACGAATTCCTGGCGTACGAACAAGACGTCATCCGACGCGAGCATCCCGAGCGCATGCTTGCGACTTGGAAGAAGGCGCAGGCTCAATTCATCTCGCAGTCGACCGAACGACGCCGCTATGCTGAGCACCAAGCGGAGCAGGCGCAGTCGGCCGACGTGGCGAAGGTTATCTCGCAGATGGTCCGCTCGGTGTCGCAACAGACGTCGACGCAGCCGCAGCGCAAGGGAGGCTTGAATGTCTGACGTGAAGCGCTCCACCGTCGAAAAGGCGGCCGAGCAGATCAAGAAGAACAACCCGTCGATGTCCTCGGAGAAGGCGCACAAGATCGCGCGCGAGGGCGCCGAAAAGATCAACCGCGAGCGCCGCTCAAAGGAAGGCTAACCCATGGCAGTCCGTATCGCTGACACCGTCCGCAATTCCCGCATCGACGCCATCCGCGCGGCGATTGACGCCGGCGCCGGCGCTGGCCTGCTGCGCATCTACGCCGGCGCAAAGCCCGGCACGAAGGGCGCCACGCCAGCGGGTGCGTTGCTCGCTGAGCTGACGTGCGCCGACCCGTGCGGCTCGTCCTCGTCGGGCGTGCTCACGTTCACCGTACCCTTCAGCGACACGGCGGCGAACGCGACGGGCACCGCGGCGTTCTTCTATCTGACCGATTCGACGGGCGCCTACGTCTGCGAAGGCGACTGCGCGACGTCGGGCAGCGACTTGAACCTGACGACGCTGTCGATCGTTTCGGGCCAGCCGGTGCAGGTCACCTCGCTCACGATCACCGACGGGAACGCGTGATGCACGACGTCGACGCAGGCGCCAACCTCGGGCACGCACGATGGGAGCCGTCAACCGCTCCCTCCGGCGAGACCGAGGCGCCGAACAAGGTGTTTTGGCGCTGCGTCTCCTGCGGCGTCGTGGTTGGGTTCTGGGCTCCGGGCCATGGGTCCGAGCCGACGAGCACGGCGGACGCGCCACCGGCGAACGTGGGCGTCTACAGCGGCAAAGTCTGCGGCACTTGAGGTGACGACGTGGCGAACCTGATCGCAAACCGCAGCACGAACGCCAGCAAGCTGGAGCGGTGGCTCGGCAAGGAAGAGGTCGAGCATCTCTCGTCGTCGATGCGGACGTGGTACGGCAAGCGCCCGATCCTCGTCGGCGGCGTGCCTGGCGCTGGCGGTGTCTGGGTTGGCCGCGGCGGTGACTTCGTCGGCAAGATCGACGGCGGTGACTTCGTCGGCCTCGCCGAACGCTGCGTCGAGCGGTTCGATCGCGCCGTTGCAAAGGTGGCGTCTCGCCATCGCATGCACGGGTTCACGTCGTTGTCGGACCTCATCAACGAAGTCTCCAACTTCGGGAAGCGGCGCGACTTCAGCTTCAACAAAGCCGGCACAACCGCCGTCGTCGGTGGCA